GTCGGCCGCCTCGCAGGTAGTCGAGGTCGTCAGGGTCCGCACCGGGTCGGGATCGGCAGCAGCCGGCCGCTGCGGGGTCCCAGGGAACCGATAAACGATCACGCCGTCAGGCAGCGGCGAAACGAGAGGCTTCCCGGTCTTGAGCAGCGAGGCGCAAGACGGACCGCTGTACCCGTACCCACTAAGACACGCGACCTGAGGCACTAGTTGATCGTTCGTTACTAGCCAACCATTCCAGGACATGATGCCGCCGCCCTGGTCGCCCATGGAGCCCCAGCCGAGGCTGTTCCCGACCGTGGAAATGCCCTCGTACTGAACGACCTGACCCTGTCCGCCGAGGTACACAGCTTTGGTGGGATCGCTCGTGACGTACTGCATGGAGCCGTGAGACGGGGCAGGCCCCCCGGCGTTCGGAACAGGCGCGACGGCGTCGAACTCGACGGACCCATCGGCGCAGGTACCCTGCCCTGTCGCATACGTGCACAGCCGCGCCGGAACAGTGTTGCGCCCGCCAATCCACCCCGGGTCACCGAGCACAACGTCGGCGTTCGGAACATAAGTGGCGGCAGGCTCCGGCATGCACAGCGCGGACCAGCCCAGCGTGCCGCAGCCGAACCCCGCGACAGCCCCGCCGAGCGCGGTGCCGAACTCGTACGCCATCGGGATCAGCGTGGCGCCGGCCGCGAGCTTGCCGACCTTGCCGACCAGCCGGGTCAACTTCGCCTTGCCGTTCACGCCGGCGAGCGAGGCGTTCTCGACCGTGCTACCGCCCGTGCCGTTCTGCGCGGCCAGGACCGACGAGGGTTTGTTGAGCGGCTCGGGGACGTACTTGAACGCGTCCCGGGGAGGCGGCCCCGTGATGGTGTAGGTCTTGCCAGACACCGTGTCCAGGCACAGCCCGGTCGGCAGATAGACCAGCCCCTCCGCCGTGCAGCCGTAGAGCGAGTCAAGGCCGGCCGGCGTGGCGGCAGACGCAGGCACGCCACCGGAAATACCGACGGCCAAGACCGCGACCACGACCACGGCAAGGCGAAGGATCCGCCGCATACGGAACTCCGTTCACAATGAGAGCGGGGCCGGGCGCAGTAGCGTTGCGCCCGGCCCCGCGAGGTTGGCTCAGCGCGCGAAGCGCTTGAGCAGCCGCCACCCGATGGTGAAGGCCAGGATGGTGCCACCGACGCCCAGGCCGACAGCCGCGACGGGCCCGATGTTGCTCGACACGTCAGCCACTGCGGTGCTGATGGTGCCGGCCACGTCCGTGCCCGTTCCCGACTCGCCTTCCAGGAGGTGAAGGATCCCCACTCGAAATCACCCCCCCCCTACGCCCGTGGCCGCGTCAGCGACGCGACCAGACCGATGAGAAGCCCGCCGATCACCGAGTCGGTAATCCACGAGACAGCCTGCGCGACAGTCACGGTCAGCCGCCGATCACGGACCGAAGGAACGACCACAGACGCACGACCACGAAACAGGACGCCAGAGCCGCCACGATGGAGGTCACTCGCCCGCCCCCGCTCCACGAAGCGCGTCGCGATGCCGACGGGCGCAGCGGCGGTCCTGCCACACGAACAGCGCCCCGAACGCGGCCCAAGCGACGAGCAACCCCACGACGCTCACCGCGCGAACCCAAGAACCGCGAGCACCAGTACGCCCAGGATCAGCACGCACCCGATGACCACCAGGACGGCGAACCGGTCGGCGGTCAGGCCGACCGTCACCAGTTCCCCCGCCGCCGTCGTAGGAGGGTCCTCAGCAGCCAGAATGCGGCCCAAGCCGCCCGCGACCAGGCCCACACCGCCGCTCACCGGGCACCCGCGCGGGAGCGGTAGCCCCGGAGCGCCGCCAGGACCGCCCGCCGATACGCAGCGGCGCACATGACGCACCGGCCGCCGTCGTCGCGAACGAAGCACAGCAGCCGGCACGACGAGCAACGATCAAGATCGGCCCAACCCGCCGGGCGAGGAACTTCACACGTACTCTTCATCACTAGCCTCCCTGCCGCTGCAACGGCACCGAGGTCAGGGCCGGCCTGGTTGGTTCCCCGCCAGGCCGTGCCCGCCAATAGGTGGACTACGCGGAGTGCTTGAGAGGCGTCACGTCGGCCGAACGGGGCCAATCGCCGCGCGGGGAAACGCTCAGGTAGCCGCCCCGGGCGGTGATGTCCACGATCAGATCGACGTACTCGCCAACCGGGTAACCGGCGTGGTCGTCCGGCAGGTTCAGCTCCGAGAACACGAACTCATTGACCTGGACGTCCTGCACCCTCAGCCGCCAAGCCCGTTCCTCGGACGTACCGCGGTTGCTGACGCCCTGCCGCTCGCGGATCGCGCCGGCCTTACCAGTGACTCTGAAGATCACCTGAGTTCCCCTTTCAGGTCCCCGTATCCGGCCGGCCGCTGCAACGGTCCTGACACGCCGGATGCGTTCGTACGCGACATAGTGCACCGCCGAGCGGTGACGGCGCAAGGACACACCGTCACCAGACGCATCTACCACCCGTTAGGGCTACCTGTGGCCCAGCGGGCAGATATGGCGGATAGAACAAGCGCGGCCGGCCGGCCGGTGCCGTCGTGGTCCGGTTTCTGGCCATGGACGAGGCGGGCGGCCCCGGGCAGTCGGACATTTCGGGCAGCGCGCGGCACGTACGTACTCGCGCAGCTGGCAGTCGAACTGCGGCACCCCCGCAAGCGGGGCCCCGCGATTCCACGTCAACATACCTTGACACCAGCGGCCCCCGTCAACTATCATTGACACCAGGGGCCGGATGCGCCGGCCGGACAAGGAGACCCGAGCATGAACGAGCATGACAACGAGTGGCAGCAAGGCAACCTGGACTACCTCGGCGCGGCCGAGGACTGGCACGAGACGTACCACCAGGCGCAAGCACTCGTAGTCCAGGCAGCGCGTCAGTGGCACATGATCAGCGTGACACCGTGGCTGGCCGACCAGGAGCCGAACGCCCGCACCGCCGTACACGCGGCCGCGGAAATGCTCGAAGCCGTCGCACGCGACGCCATCGACGGGATGAGCCGATGACGATATACATTCTCGCGCTGGTGTTCTCGGCGGCCGTAGGCTTCGCGCTCGGCCGGTTCTTCGACGAACTGGGCGACTGATGGCGGGACGGATCCGCTACCGAACGCCGCCGCCGGATCTGCGGGACACGATGCCGGCGGGCGAATATCTGAACACGTACCCGGAGATCGCCGGCCAGGAGGCCGGCGCCGTGCTGCTGGAGGGAGTACGGGCGCTGCCGGGGGCCGCGCCGAGGAACCTGCAGCGGCTGCGCCAGCTGCAGAAGCACACCGAGGCGATGATCGCGGCGGCGGTCCAGGCGATGCGGGCGAACGGGTCCACGTGGTCAGAGATCGCCGAATCGCTCGGTGTTTCGAAGCAGGCCGCGCAGCAGCGGTACGGGCGGTGAATCCTGCCGGGGCCGGCCGCACCCCGCAAGCGGGGCCCCGCGTCCGGTCCCGGCCGGCTCCACCTATCCGGCCCGCGACTGTTCGACCACTGCGCCGAGCCACAGGGCCATAGTCGGGCCGTCGTTGACGACGAGCATGCCGGCGACGCCAGTCATGCGCCGTGAGCGTACGTGCGAGGTGCGCAGCCGCATGCGGCCGGTCTTGCGGTCGACGCGCCAGACACGGATCGCCTTACGGACGCGTTGGGCGCGGTGGTGCCGGCGCAGGGTGCGGGCAATTGCGACGGCCTGGACGTAGGTGAGCGGGACCAGGCCGGTGACGACGCGGAGCCCGGAGTATCCCCAGAAGCGGCCGGGGCCGGCCCCCTCGGCCTGCCATTCAACAGGCACGACGTGTTGATATTCTTTGTCGCCCAGAAGATTGTGCTTAAGGAAATAGACGGCGATTCTCTTCGGGTCGCATCCACGCAATCCCTCGGAATAGTCGGCGGATGCTTTCCGGTGGGAATGGACGGCCTCGACCCTGCGGCGGGTTTCGCCGGCGACGCCGAGGACGTCGGCCCAGGAGCCGGCGAACCACTCCGACCAGGCCTGACCTGCGCGTTTCCCGGCGGCCGCGGTGCCGGTCGGGGGGACCATGAGTAGGTGCATGTGTGGCGCGCCGCGACGCTGGAACTCCAGTTTCCACAGCCGGGCCGGCGAGTAGCCCCAGGCCCGCTCGAACCGTTTAAAGAACCTCCGCACAAGCTGCTTGAAATCGGAGCCGGCCGGGGCGTATTCCTGCCAATTCTCCGGGAGCGTCAGCGTAACCATGGCCGGCGGCCTGGCCGAGAATTCCGGGGCGTAGTCGAGCGTGGAAAGCCGGTCGACCATGTTGGCGCGCGACTTACCGGACCACAGCGTGATGACGCCACGACCGCCGAGGGACCGCAGCGCCGCAAGGTACGCCACGGGGTCGCCGGATCCCACGGCGGCCGCGATGAGCGCGTCATGCCGGGCGGCGAGGCGCTCGGACGCCCGCTGGCCTCGGGATAGGTCGGTGGAGCCGACACGGAGGCGGCCAGGGGCCACGGAGAGCCACCAGCGGGGGCCCTCGGGAGCCTCGCCGACGGGCCAGGCGGTGCCCGCGTCTCGCTGCAGCGTGGCGGCCGCGTGGCCGACCATCCACGCCGCAGGGTAAGACGGTCGCCAGACTTGCCGGGCAACGTCGGCGCCGGAGTCTGCCGGCCGGTCTAGAGTGGTACTTGCCATGCGGGCCGCATCCCGTGTGAGCACTTAACAACGGGTCCCGTGGTCGCGGGGCCCGTTGTTCTATCCCGGGTAACGCTACGCATCGACGGCGGCCAGCTCGGGGAGACTCGCCGGAGCAGCCAGCAGCGGGACCGGCCGGCGAGGCTGCCGAGGGCCACGGGCCCCGCGATCCTCGCAGCGGCACATGGGCACGTTGCGCCGGCCACCGCAGACGAGGCAGCGCCCGGACTCGCCCACGGCACCGACCGTGAGGACCTCTGCCAAGGTGTCGTAGGCCGCGAACGCGTCGGAGCCCGGGCCCCAATACCACTCCTTCACGAGCGGCCGCAGGTTCTGCCGGCGCCCGTCGGTGAACTCTCCGAACTCCGCGCGGTCGTACGTGCGCCAGCGGAAGAGCCGGCGGTCTCGCCAGACCCGCTCGGACCGTTCCTCGGAGACGGCGAGGAACCCTTGGCACTGGGTGACGACCTGCGTGCACTCGCGCACGATGATCTCGGCGCGGGCCCAGGCCGGGGCCGTCCAGCGGAGGCGCACGTCACGGTGCCTCAGTTGCTGCAGAATCCGCTCTATGTCGGCCGGCAGAGCGGCCGACGCCCTGGACGATGCAACGCCGGTCATCTCATCCATGAGCACGTCGCAGTCGCGGCCGTCCATGACCTGTTCCCACGAGGTGAACGGCACCCACGCCGGGTGCGCGGCAAGATGCGTCGCGTGGTCCCAGTCGGTGCAGTTCTCGTCGTCGCACGGGCGCGGGTTGCGGAAGTCGAGCAGCCGCACCGTGGACAGCACAGGCCGGCCCTCGTCCAGTGACGGGAGCGTGTCCCACACCATTGCGAGCGACTTACCGGAACCGTTCAAGCCTACGTAGGCGTGGATTCCCCAGCCCCGCCGCCGGGCGCGGCCCTTGGACTTGCGGAGCCAGTGATCGTTCACAGCCTGCCGCCTCCCCTCTTCTCGAAGCGGCCCGGCATCGGGGCCGCGCTGACAACGGTTGTGATTCCGACGTTGCGAACGCGCTTGCCCCCGACGACGCGCCGGATCACGAGGAACAGCACGACCGCGACGACCAGGCCGATGACAACACCGATCACGTGGACCCACCTCCACCGGTTACATGAGAAATGACCATCCGGGTAAGCCGGACGAGGACGCCGGCGCCGACCGAGGCCAGGACCGCGAGAAGCACGAGCAGCCCGGTCGGAACGTCGATGAACTGATTGAGCGCGGCGACGCCGTGCAGCATGGACGACCAGCCGCCGGCCTCGCCGGTGAGCCACGAGGGCACCGGGACGTTCGGGACCAGAAGGAACAGGCCAGACGCGAGGGTCGCCAGCATGCCGACGATGACCGCGGTGATCACGACTCCTCCCCGGCGCCCATGCGGAGCGGAACGCCGAAGCCGACGCCGAGGATGCCGCGAACGACGCCGAAGCCGCCGAGCAGCACCAGCACGACCGTGGAGACCGTGCGCGAGACGCCAGCGACGGTCTGCATCGGGCCCTGGCAGGGATCGAGGACCGTCAACGGCACGTCTTGCTGCTCGACCGGCACGTCCACGGTCCAGGCCGAGCAGGACTGATCACCAGGGCTCAGGCCGGCGAAGGTTCCCGAAAGCGCCGACCACCACGAGTAAATCGAGGTGTCCTGGTACGCGCTCACGAACCCACCGGTCGCGGTCGACCACGCCGACGACGACGGGACGAAGGCCCATTGCAGCGCGCACACCACGGGTTGGAACACCCAGGCGAGCGGGTTGAACGCGGCGAAGCCGCTGGGCCAGCAAGAGCCGGCGTCGGAGTCCGCCGGGACCGGGACCGGGTCGGGGACCGCACCGTCGGCCGGGTCCGCGTACTGAATGCCCTTGGCCTGATCCTGCGGGTTGAACGTCGGGGCGTAGACGTTGCACTCCGCCAGCCCGACGTCCTGCTGCGACCCGGGGAGCCCGTACAGGCACTGGTAGTCGGCGGCCTTGTCGGGGTCCTGGAACCAGTCGACGCAGCGGCCGGCCTGGTCGAAGCAGTCCCCGTACCCGTAGCCGTCCGGGTCGTCACCGGCGATCTTGACCAGCGACAGGACGCAAGCGCCGCCGGAGCACTCGGGGAACGCCCGGGCGTTGTCGACCACGGGTTGCGGGGTGTCCACGGACCACAGCGGCTTAGTTGCTACGCCGGCACCGTTCTCA